CCAGATTTATTTTGGAATGAATTGGCAAGACTCGTTAAAGAAAATCCAACTTTCGGTAGACAAAAGATTCACAATTTATTAATGCAAAATGAATTAATTACTCAAGCTTTAAAAGAAATTCAAAATACAGAAAGAACAATAGATAAATTTTCTTTTGCCGCTTGGGAAGGAGAATTAGTAAGAAAAGGATTTGCAAAACTTGCTGGGTATCGTAACGCTATTTTAGCCGAGCAAAATGCTGGTTACAAAAACCACAAAGTAAAAAATATTGAAGTTTTAGAAGTTCCCGGAGAAGATGTTTATTGCATGACCGTTGTTGGTCCCGATAATGAAAACGATAGACATAATTTTGCTGCTCAAACAATTTCTACTAATAAAAAAGTAACAAATAATGGCATATTTGTCTTGAATTCAGTGGACGATGATTATTTTATTCCGGTTCGTGGTGGTCAAACTGGAACAAAGATTGAAACTCTTGCTGGTGGTCAAAACGCTACAGCCACAGAAGATGTTGAGTATCTTCAAAAGAAATTATTTGCTGCTATTCAAGTTCCAAAGCCATATTTGAATTTTACAGAAGGCATGTCAGCCAAAGCATCCTTGGCTCAACAAGATGTTAGATTCTCAAGAACAATTACTGCTCTTCAGAAGATTGCGATTGCTGAATTAAATAAGTTAGCAATGATTCATTTGTATGCAAAAGGATTTAACGAAGAAGACTTAACTAGTTTTAATTTAAAGTTAGCAAATCCATCTACGATTGCTCTGCTTCAAAAACTTGAAAACATGGCTTCTAAATTTGATATTGCTGCAAAAGCAAAAGAAACAAAACTTGTTGATGAGCTATGGATTCAGAAAAACATTATTGAGCTTTCTGATGATGAATTAATGAATATAGAGCGGGGCAGGAGAGAGGATAAGATAAGAGAAGTAGAGATAGAGTCTATTGCTGTATCTGCGAATCCTGATCCTGGACCAGCTCGTATAGTTAGTCCATTTGACAATTCCAATTATAAAATACCTGGCGAAGATGTATCTAGGAGCAAACCTTCTGAGGACGATGATTTCTTTCAGAAGATGGATGATTATTCTCAAATACAGGATTACAAGGAGAATTCTGGAGGGGATACATTTAAATTACCGAATGTTGATGGGACGAGTCCTCCGATACAAGCAACTCCATTTATCAAGCGTTCTGAAAAGAATCGTTTACGCAGAGTTGGTGCAGGCGGCAAAAGTAATTTAGAAATGCCGGATTTTGGTGCAATGTTTGATCGCAAGAATGTTTCTCTTACGGACATATATGACAAGAAGTTTTTAGACAATCCATTAATGGAGCAGATGCTCGAAGAAGAACTTGGATTATATGAAAATGTTCATATGCCAAAAGATTTCTATAAAACTTTAGATCAATTAAAATTGTTTTTAGAGCAAAATAGAACAAAATCAAAATTAATTAAAGAAGAAAATGAGCAGATAGAGATCAAGATGAACAATGATGAATTGCTGATTGAATCTGTTGATGGTGGTGACGAATCATCTGATGGAGATAAAAAAGTAGATATTTCTGAAATAGATTTATCTAGATTAGATTAATTCTGCTTTTGAAACAATAATTAAAATAAACCTTGACCTGTTTTTGCAATATGGGTGATGTTCGATGCCATTTAGACATAATAAAAAAAGAAATATTGGTTTGTTAGGTGAATTCTTCTCAAGATATATCGCCAATGCTTTGTTAGAGAAGCGTTATAATGATATAGAGAAAGCTAAAAAAATATGGTCACATTATGTGAATCCCAAGACTGAGATTTACAAAGAGCTTTCCATGTTTAATGCCTTGCAAGCTTCTTCTTTGCAAAATAGAGAAATTTGTTATTCTCTATTAGAAAATGTTAAGAAACATTGTGTCAAGCAGAATCAAAAAGTTTTAGATGAAGAGAAGTCTAGATTAATAAATGCTATAAATTTGCATTTAAAAGATCCAAAATTTTTTGATAGAGAAATTCCAAATTATAAAGATTATGCCAATGTTCAGATGTTAATGAATTCTTGGCGTGGCATTGGCTTTAGGGGATCGTTAACGGAAGTTGCACAATTAGAAGATACCATTTTACGAAATATGCTTCAAGAGAAAAAGCAGTTACCCAAAAAGCTTGAAGCTTTAGAGATGACAAATGATGACATTGATGGTCTTGTATTGAAAATCATGACCGAAAAAACAAATGCAAAGTTTGCAAAAGTTCTAAATCCAAGGCAACAACAAATAATAAAATTATATGTTCTTTCCGAGAGGAATCAAGATACAGAGCAGAAACTAAAGTCATTGTTAGAGAGCATCAGAAAGACATCTGAAGAGTCAATAAGAAGAACATTGCAGAATGGCAAAGACTTAGATAAAGAAGTTCATAACAAACTTAGTAAGATGCTTTCCTTATTAAATGAAGATTCTAACAAAGCTTTGAATGATGAATCTATTTTGTTCCATATGACTTTAGAAAAACTGCAAGAGGAAATGTCATCATGAAATTTTTGAAAGAATATACAGAATTTGAATACGAAGTCCTTAAAGAAGAGAAAGCTCCGGGAACAGGAAATTTAATTGTAAAAGGCATCATTCAAAGAGCTGATACTTTGAATCAAAATGGTCGTGTTTATCCAAAGGATATTCTTTTTAAAGAAATTGAAAATTATAAGAAAGTTGTTTCAGAGAGAAGGGCAACAGGTGAGCTAGATCATTGTGATGAGCCCACTGTCAATCTTAAAAACGTTTCCCATCTTATTACAGAAATCTGGACAGATGGTGGCGTGGTTTATGGAAAGATTGAGATTCTTCCAACCCCAATGGGTAATATCGCTCGTAATCTAATTGAAAGCAATGTTAAGATTGGTATTTCTTCTCGTGCTCTTGGTTCTGTAAGAAGCCGTGGAGATGCAGATGTGGTTCAGGACGATCTTCATCTTATCTGCTGGGATTTAGTTAGCGAACCTTCAACTCCAGGTGCCTTCATGATGAAAGAAGCACGGGATGTTGATCCGCGAATACTCAATAAGATTTTCTCTAGAAACGACAGAATTGATCGTGTATTAAATGATCTTATGAGAATTGGCGAAAAAAAATAATTTAATAGTTATTCGATAGCAGCCTAATAAATATTATTATTTTTATTGAAGTGAAGTAATGCCAAACTAGTTATAGTTTGGCATATCTTTTTTTATCAAAAGGGATATTAATTTTATATCATATATATAAAAATTTAAAAGACAAGAGGATTTTAGAGTATGAAATTAACCAAGGGTGAATTTAGATTAATGATTAAAGAATGCATACGTGAATTAATAACGGAGGGTGCTTTTAATCAAATATTAACAGAATCTATGACTGGGAATGTTTATCCAAATTCAAACACAGTAGCTGCGATGCCTCAACGGCAAATGATGAATTCTGTGCCGCAGCAATCTACTTTAAATCCTCATTTAAGTAATTTAATACAGAATACTGCAAAGATGGTGACAGCAGCAAAGCCACAGCAAGCTGGTTTATATGCAGCGTTACTTGAGGATACTGCAAAGACCACACTACAGAAAATGATGCTAAATGATACGCAGATGCGCGGCGGTGGTGGTCATATGGTTGTTGAAGACAATACTCCTCTTTCGCAGCATGAAGTTCAAGATTTGCAAGCGTTAAGTGTTGGCGGAGACATGAAACGCTGGGCTGCTATTGCAATGGGCGGTCAGAAACGCTAATAAGATAATATTTAATATAGCAATATAAATATTATTGCAGCATTTAGGAGTCCAACATGGCAGGCAGAAGACAATTAATGGTTCAACCCCCCGTAAGAAATTATGGTTTAGGCAGCACATCCACCGCAGATTTATATGCAATATATCCAGGATCTCCTGTATATTCTGGTGAAATAAATGACGAAACAGTAACTGAAACTTTCATGAACATTGTTTTGTCTGGTGAAATAAATGATGGTGGTCATACATTTGGTACTGTAAATATTGATTATCAAGCAGCGCCAGATTTAAATGAAGTAGAGACTGGTGGCGGTGGCTTACCAGCTACTCCATACGCACCAAACGTAGCAGTTGCTCCAGAAGATCCTCACAATCCTGCTGGAATTCCTGCTGAGGGTGCTGAGGCTACCGCTCGCCTTCGCGGTGGTGGTGGTGCATTTACTGCTGCTCCTGGAACTGGTGGAAATGTTGCGGCTAATCCAAAAGATACTTCTACTGCAATTTCTCAATTAAGAATTGGAGAATATATCTTAGGAAAAGGAAGCTCCACCTGATTAATGCTATTTAATGCTTGAGGTAAAAAAATGAGCGAATTATTTAAAGAAGCTTTAGCGGAAACAAAGAAAATTAAAGAAATAGCGGAAGCTGATGCAAAAAGAAAAATTATCGAAGAAGTTTCTCCATTTATTAAACAAATGATTGTTAAAGAAACTGCATTCTTTTTTGAAGAAGAAGAAGAAGAAAAAAAATCTGCCATGGAAACATCTTCAGATAATGCACCCATTGTTCCAACGGGCAGCGAAACAACTGCCAATTCGGAAACAGATATTGAAGTAGTTGAACCAGATTCCTCAATGTCTTCTGCTGATCCTCTTGGAATTATGTCCAAGACACTAAAAGATCTAGTAGGTGAAGATGGAAAAATTGCAATTGACTCAACTGGTAAAATTACAATTGAACCAGCTCCAGGCGCATCTATTGAAATGTCGCAGTCAGAAAAAGTAGAAAGCCCTTCTACAGCAGATATGGGAGCCGGTTCTCCTCCTGCTCCTGAAATGGCTGCACCAGCATCTCCTACAGAACCTGCTGCTGGCGCTCAAGCAAAGCCATCACCGGTTGCTCCCGCTGCACCTGAGACTGCTCCCGCTGCTCCCGTTGCAGCAGCAGCACCTGTAGCAGCAGCACCACCAGAAGAAACCCCACCGGCTCCTGCTGCTCCTATCGCAGAAGGTTATCGTGGTTTCCAAATTAATTTAGGCGAAACTGCTCTCAAGATTGATGAGTTATATTTCTCAAAAAAACCATCACAAATAATGGCAGAATCGCTAAAGCACAAATTGTTTAAGTTGTTAGAAAATCTAGATCAACTAGGTAATTCTGGAGAAATTAACAAAACTCAGTTTGTATTAAACGAAAAAAAATTGGAATTTTTATTTGAAAAATTGAAAGAAGCAAAAACAGGAAATAGTTATAATAGCATAAAAGGAAGTAAAAATATGGGCAGCTTAAAAGAATTCGCATCAAAATTATTCGAAGGTGATGAAAAATCACTAGCACACGACGCAGCATCATCCGGTAAAACAGGTGCGGCTGTTCATCACGCAGCATCTGCACACGCTAAAAAAGTTTCAGGCGTTGCTCCGGGCGTTGATCTCTTTGACAATCAAGAAACCGTTGAAGATCTTCATGGTGAAGCATTACCAGGTGTTGGCGTTGCAGAAGAACCAGATGGTTGGGAAAATGCAGAACCAGGTGCTCTTGAAGAATCAATTGAAATCAATGAAGCAGAACTTCTTGAAGCTGTCCGTGCATTAAGAAAAGAAGCAAAAGGCAAGAGAGTAGTAAGAGAAAGCTCAGGACTTGATGAAGCTGTCATTACTCTAGAATTGCCAGATGACCTCGAACTAGACGCCGACGATGTTTCGTTGTCTGTATCTTCTGATGAAGAAGAAGAAGAAGACATGGAAGACATGGAATCTGAAGAAGAAGACATGGAAGACATGGAAGATATGGAAGATATGGAAGACATGGAATCTGAAGAAGAAGACATGGAAGATATGGAAGACATGGAATCTGAAGAAGAAGACATGGAAGAAGACGAACTAGAACTCGACCTCGGTGACGAAGAGGAAGAAGAAGAGGAAGAAGAAGAGGAAGAAGAAGAGGAAGAGGAAGAGGAAGAAGAAGAGGAAGAAGGAATGCTTTATGGCAGCGCAGGCGCTAGGGAAAAAACTCTTATGGAATCCGTTCTTCGTTCTCGTGCAGCTAAGAGAGCAAAGCTTCTAGAATCCAAACTTCACAAAACAGTTCACGCAGCTTCAAAAGTTAAGAAGCTAGCTGAATCTCGTAACAGAGAATTACAAACAATGAAATCAGAAATGGCCGAAACGAACCTATTCTTATCGAAGGTTCTATTACTTAATAAGTTTCTACAAAGAGAAGATATTTCCCAGAAGCAAAAGCAAGTAATAGTTGAACATCTTGATAGAGCACAAACTATCGCAGAGGCTAAGGAAATATACGTTAAAATTAAGAATAAGCTTAACGAGGCAGCAACAAGAGGTGCAGTTCGTACAGGAAGTGCATCAGCCCCAGTATCTTCTGGAGCAGCTTCCTTCAAAGTGATTTCTGAAAGTGCAAATCAAACCAATGACATTGTACTAGGAACCCCGGAACGTTGGGCACTACTCGTTAAGGGTCGCAAAGACGATTGAAAATAATTTAGCCAAAGAAATAGTTTATAAATTTAGGAGATAATAATGAAAACTTTTACACTATCACAATTAGCAGAAGGCGTACACCGCCGCTCTCTTGGTGCTGACTCACCACGCCTTGTTAAGAAATGGGGCGCAACCGGTCTACTTGAAGGTCTTAAAGGCATTCAACGTGACAACATGGCTTCTCTATTAGAGAATCAATGTGCAGAACTACTAAAAGAATCAAATGCTCTATCCACTGGCGGAGCAAGCTTAGTTTCTTCAGGTCAAGTAGTTGGCTTTACTAACGTTGCTTTCCCAATCGTTCGTAGAGTATTCGCTGGTCTAATCGCAAATGAAGTTGTCTCGGTACAACCAATGAGCCTTCCAACCGGTCTACTATTCTACTTAGATTACACCTATGGAAACAACAACGGTGGTGACGCAGGCGTAACCCTTAGCGACTCAGCTTCAGCAGCAACATATGCTCGTGGTCAATCTGTTTATAACAATCCACGCGGCGCGGGCGTTCGCTCTGGTTCACTAGCAACCGGTGGTCAATACGATCTAGTCGGCACTGGCTACTCCAAAGTTCACAAGAATTCAAATACGGTTCTTGTTCACTCTGGCGCAATGGGTGCATGGGCAGCAGGAACCAATGCTTGGGTTAACTACGGCGTTGTTTCAGCTTCTTCAGACTTCGGTGGTTACAATGCTCGCTTCGTCAACTACGATAGCAAAGTCGAAGTTGATCTTGCAGACAACCTCGTTGACTACTCCTTCCTATTCGTTTCAGCTTCAGCAATCACCACAGCCATCTCTGGCGCTGATCTACTAAATCTAGATCAAGTTGCTCTATATGGTCTTGGTGGCACTGGTGGCGTTGGTGGTTCAACGCTTCGTGCATGGGGCGAGCAATATCAAGGTGGTACGGGCATCCTAAATCTTCGTAAAGCAAATCGTCGTGGTAACTGGAATGGTTCTGTCTTCACACCAGATCCACTAAACGGTACACACGTTCTATTTGTTCTACGTGTTGAAAATGCAACCTCTCCATCCTTCACCACTGCTGGTACTACAATCAATGCTTCCGGCTCCGCCGCAATCGCTGATTCACTATCAGTTAATACCACCGATGGCTCAACTCTTACGATCCCAAGCTTTGAATCCAACTTCGCCGTTGATGCATCTCCAAAGATCCCAGATGTTGATATCCGTATCGAATCAACCTCGGTAACTGCAACGACCCGCAAGCTCCGCGCACGTTGGTCACCAGAAATGGCTCAAGACCTTACTGCCTTCTACAGCATTGACGTAGAAGTTGAGCTTACGAACATCCTAAGCGAAATGATCACTCTTGACATTGATCGTGAAATTCTTAATGACCTTCTTACCCAAGCTGGCGCAGCAAACCTTTACTGGTCACGCGCTCCAGGTAAGATCGTTAACAAGTTCACTGGTGCAGAAGCTCTACAAAGCTCCGCATTCGCTCCAGGTCCACAAGCCTTCGTCAATATCCAAGAATGGTATCAGACTCTTGTTGAAACCGTTACAGACGTTGCAAACACCATCCACAAGAAGACTCTACGTGGCTCCGGTAACTTCATCGTTACCTCACCAGACGTATGCACAATCTTCGAACACATGGTCGCTTACAAACCATCCTATCGCCTAGACAGCGATGGTCAAGTTCGTGACAGCATGACCGTAGGTGCAGAATCTGTTGGTACTCTAAACAACAGATACACCGTTTACAAGGATCCATACTTCCCAGCCAACAAGATCCTTGTTGGTCTTAAAGGAAATACCTTCCTTGAATCCGGATACATCTACGCTCCATACGTTCCACTAATCCTTACCCCAGTCATCTACGCTCAGGAGGATTTCACGCCCAGAAAAGGAGTGATGACTCGCTACGGTAAGAAAATGGTTCGTTCGGACTTCTACGGAACCGTTACCGTCCTTGATCTCTCACTAATCTGAGAAATATCCCTATAAAATAGGGTCTTGAGAAGGGGCAGCAGAAATGCTGCCCTTTTTCTTTTTTGTTTTGTCAAGTTATACAAACCTGTAATGACACGGTAACATATGTCATGAGAGGTTTTTACATGGAAGAAAACGAATGTAAGATATGCGGAGAGAGTTTTGAGACATTGAAAGGATTGTCAACTCATCTGCAATATAAGCACAAGCTTACATCGGAACAATATACTATAGATTATCTATATGAAGGTAAACGTCCAGTTTGTAAGTTGTGTTCAGAACATACAAGATACGTATCATTTGCTTTTAAGGAATATTGTAAAGAGCATATTAAAGAAGCCTGTTCTGCTGCTGGAAAAACTGGTGGTAAAGTTAAGAAAACATGGAACAAAGGATTGACAAAAGAAAATGATATTCGAATATACAATCAATCTTTAGCAGTTGCTGGCTCTTCAAATCATTTTTATGGGCGCAAACATACCGAATTTACTAAAAAAATAATTTCTAAATTAAAAACAATATCAGAAGAAGAATTCAATAAAAGAATTGAGTTGCGATCAAAAGAGTTTTATTGTTTATCAGATTATCAATCATATACAAATAGACAACATACAAAATTAAAATTGGAATGTGTCAAATGTTTTGGTAAACAAGAAAAGACATTACAAGCTTATGAACGTGGCGGGTTGTGTAAGTTTTGTTATCCTTTCATGATTTCAAAAGACGAGATCCAGGTTGGGAACTATGTAGAAAGTTTAGGCTATCAAATTAAACGTAATAATAGAACTCTTATCTCTCCAAAAGAATTAGATATAGTAGTTTTAGATAAGAATTTTGCCATTGAATATAATGGATTATATTGGCATGATGTAGAAAAAGTTGGAAAGACGCATCATCAAGAAAAAACAAAGAAATGCAAAGAAATAAATTATTCTCTTTTCCATGTGTTTTCTGACGAATGGGAAAGTAAATCTGATATTGTAAAATCGATGATATCTAGTCGATTAAGATCTGGTAACATATCAAATATTGATGCGAGGAAATGTTCTATAGTGGAATTGAAGCCTCAATCTGCTCATAAGTTTTTTGATTGTTCGCATATTTCCGGGAATGTACCTGCCAGCAAGTATTTTGGATTAGAATACAATGGAGATATTGTAGCAGCCATCTCATGGAGAGTTCCTCAGCAAAAGAAGAAATGGATTAAGAGCAATCCGGATGTAATTGAGATAGCGAGATATGCTAACAAGTTGTATACGAATGTACGTGGTGGTTTTAGTAGGTTATTAAAGCATTCTATAGATGCTTGGTTAATTCCGGAAACTGGATATAGAAGAATAATAAGCTATTGTGATTTAAGATTTGGATATGGGAATGTTTATCTTCAGTCTGGGTTTTCCTGTGTGAAAGAAGATACTGGGATCAATTATTGGTATACTGACGGTAAGATTAGATATCCCCGCTTTAAATTTCGTGCTACAAAAGATAAAACCGAAAAAGAGGTAGCAGAAGAAAATAAAGTTTGGAAAGTATTTGGTTGTAGCAATGCTCTCTATGAGAGGGTCATATAACTTTGTTATTAAAATAATATAAATTTTATTTTCTATCATGAATTATATTGTCATGAGATTGTTAAATGTTATTTTATTATTGATGTTGACTTGTTGTACTTTATATTCGCAGGACACATCTAATGCATCAATTGATGCATCTGTAGATGCGCCTATATTTGTATGTAGTTTTGATGAAGGAATAGAGAATGATTTCAACAACTGTGGAGCATGTGGGTATTCCTGTCCTTATTTGTTATCTGATCGTTGTATAGTAAATGAATGCAGATGTGGTAATTCTTCTCTATGTGATTCATCTATTGAAGAATGTAGATTTGGAGTTTGTAGACCATATGATCCAGCAGGTACTGTTTGTGAGTTTGATGAGGAATGTGGCTCTATTGGCTCTGGATTTGGATGTATTCGTGGTAGATGTTCCAGGATAGATTGTACTCTAGAAATATGTGATAATCTTGATAACGACTGCGATGGGGAAATTGATGGAGATGGCAGGGGTCCGTTGTCTAGATGGTGTTATGACGATGGTACTGCGGCAGATATAACCTTATATCCTCCATGTAGGAGAGGAGTACAGGTTTGTTCTCTGGGGGGATGGAACAGATGTCTTGATTCTGTTTATCCTGTTGATGAAATTGGAACATTTGGCTGTGATGGAATAGACAATGATTGTGATGGTTGTGTAGACGGTGTTATGATTGAAGGGGAATGTTTACGTATATCAAATGATGGATTTGATATAGTGTACGCTATTGATACTTCGAGTAGCATGTCATCTGAAATAGATGCTGTTCGAGATGCTACCGCAGCATTTACAACAAGATTTTCTTCTGAAGTAAATTTTAGATTTGGTTTGGTACTTGTTCCAGGAACTATAAATGGACAAGTAGAATTGATTAGTCCTTTAGTATCATTTCCGACTTTTAATGCTGTTTTGAGTGCTACTACTTTTAGTTCTAGAGGTAGTGATGAACCATCTTATGACGCTGTATATCTTTTAGCAAATGAATCTATACCAATAGGATGGCGTACAAGTACAATTCGCATAATAATATTATTCACAGATGAAGTGGGTCAAAGCTGGTTAAGCCCTCCAGTAACAGAAGGTACTATGTGTGCTTCTCTTGAGCATGGTGAAGTATTTGCTGCCGTGGTTGAAAGTGAGCATGTACTTTCTTTTGATGACTGCGGAACAATTTTTAATTTAACTTCTGATCCTGTTGAAATGACAAATTCATTGGCGACCATTATAAGAGATCCCTGCATTTCTTCTCCGTGAATAATATTTTTAATATACAATTATACAAATACTTATAAACTTTCTACAAAGAGGTGTATCTAAATGTCTGAAGAACAAGAACAGAGAAATTTAAGAAATGCTATATTTGCTGCACAGCAAGCATCTGCTACGGCAGTTCCTGGTATAAGCAGAGAAGAATATGCAAAAAAAGAACTAGGGATGGAAATTCCAATTGATGCAGTACCGCTACCTTCTGCTGGTAAGGTTTATCCTGGGACTCATACTCTACATGGAGCGGAACAAATAGAATACAGAGCAATGACTGCTAAAGATGAAGATATCTTAATGAGTCGTGCTCTTATTAAGAAAGGAACTGTTATTACAGAGCTTTTAAGAAGTTGTTTAATAGATCCAAATATTGATATCAATTCTCTTCTATCTGGAGATAGAAATGCTCTCATGATAGCTGTAAGAATTTCTGGGTATGGTAGAGAATACAATCCTATCTTTCAATGCCCTAGCTGTGAATTTAAAAACGAATTAGAAATTGACTTAACTCAACTTCCAATTAAGCCGCTCGTAATTGAACCATCAGTTCCTGGAGAAAACATATTTGCTTATACTTTACCAGTTTCAAAGAAAAATGTTAAGTTTAAATTCTTAACTGGCAAAGAAGAAGAAGAAATTCTTCAGCAAATGGAAATGAGAAAGAAAAAGGGTCTTGTAAATGATAACTTAATCACCAGCAGACTTTTAAATTCTATTGTTGAAGTAGAAGGAAACAAAGATCGTTCATTCATCTCTAAGTTTATTCAGTATATGCCAGCCAGAGACTCTTTAGAATTAAGAAAATACATCGATGATCATGAGCCTGGTGTTAGCATGACTATTAATTTCTCATGTAAATCATGTGACCATAGCGATGAGGTGGCGCTCCCAATGGGTCCGACATTTTTTTGGCCTAACGCCAGAAGATAAAGAACAAGTTCTTCTTGAGCCATTCTTCTTATTAGGATATTATTTCGGTATGACATGGAATGATTATTATAATTTTCCTGTATCCTATAAAAGATGGCTCATAGAACGAATTCAAAGAGAAATTAAAAGAACAAATAGTAATGGTCAAGAGGCAGGAACAAAAGGCGCACATCACAATGACCCACAAACCCGAGCCTTACAAGGCAAACATAGAGAACATGTTCCAGCTCGTCTAAGACGATTCACTTAATAAACATATCTGTTTAAATCCATATTCTTGGCTGTTATTTTTATTGTATGATCGATTCACCTCTAATACAAAAGATAACAGCCAATTGGATTTTATATAAAAATCTAGTTTCTAAAATCGAAGATGATGAGAAACGTGAGGCTTGTTTAGCTATCTGTGAAAAAGTAGCAGATAGAGCCCCGGTTTGTCCTGCATCAACTAAACAAGAATATATTGGTTGTTTTACCGGAGGTCTTGTTTGGCATAGCATCAACGTAACCAAAATGATGAAAGATCTTGTCAAGTTGTATGATGCCGATGTTCCCACAGACAGTATTATAATTACAGGATTATTTCATGATATTGGTAAACTAGGAAATCTTGAAGAAGATTACTATTTTCCGCAAAACTCTCAATGGCATAGAGACAAAGGAATCTTGTTTGAGATCAACCAAGATCTGACCAACATATCTGTTGCCAATAGATCTCTTTATTGGCTTAATAAATTTCATTGTCCGCTATCAGAAGATGAAATTGCGGCTATCAGTTCCTTGAATGTAAGATCATCAGAAGCCATCACTTATGTCCCTTCCTATAAGGACTCATGGTTGTCAGTTGTTTTACAACATTCTGTAAGAACTGTTTGTATCAAAAATCATGGAATTACTTCGTTAATTTGATGTTTTTTCATATGAAAATGGCATGAAAAGCATAATTATATATGCCACTAGTGCAACCCATTTATTAACAACTTAACTTATTTTTTAATGCCATTAGTGCAACCCTAACCAAAGAAAGAAAAACAAAACATGTCATACGATATTGAAGCAATTAAACGTAAAATCGCAGCCCTATCAGGGAACAAGTCAGCATCTCTAACCACGGAAAACAAGAATAGACCAAAGCTAACATATTGGAAGCCACAGATTGGTCAACATGATATTCGAATTCTTCCATATAGAGATTCAAATGGTCAGCCGGTACAGGAAGTAAGCTATTATGATAGCCGCCTTCTTTCAGAACGTCGTTTCGTAGCCCCGGCACAATTTGGTATGCCAGATCCAATCTTTGATATGCTAACTGATCTCCGCAAGGATCGTAGCAGCAAGTCATCATGGAAGTTGTTTACTCAACTTCGTCCTCGTGAACGTTATTATATTCCAATCTTCGTAAGAGGAGAAGAGGCTAAAGGTGTTCAGCTATGGGAGTTTAATAGCAAGATGCTAAAAGATCTATATGCTATCTTTGCTCATCCAGATTATTCCGATGAAGATCTTACGCACCCAGAATCAGGTTACGATTTTACAGTAACCGTAACGCCCACAGAAAAGACCTTTAACGGCTTTGCTGTCAAGGATATCAAACTACAGCCCCGTCGTAAACCAAGCCCTCTAGCGGCTTCTGAGGGGGATAAAACGAAGATTCTTGCCGGTATCCCAAATCTTGAAGAAATCTTTAAGAGCCAAGTGAAAAACACAGAACAGCTAAATGAAGTAATCGAAAATTTCCTTGCTTCAAAATCCTCTATCGTAGAATCAATGGAAGTTAGCGAGTCCAATTCTTCTTCCTCTGCCGGAGATGAAGATCTAGAAGAAGAAGTAAAACCAGCTCCAAAGAAAGTTTCCTCCAGTAAGAAAAAGATCGATGAAGCTTTCTCTGCTCTTGATGATTGATTCCTAGATAATCATCCCTCCATCCTATCTAGGAACAAAGACCATATGATTAATTTCATGTGGTCTTTTTTTATTTCACAGTATAATTTCATATTTCTATCAGTTAACATTAATCCACATAGAGGTTTAAATAATATGGCACGACCCCCAAAAAATAACAAAGAAAATGCAGAAAATTCTATTACAGAAGATTTTGCAAACGAACTGATTAAAGAAATTAACAAAACACATAACGAAAAGATTGCTTTCAATCTTGGTAGTGATGATGCACCAACCCATGTTAGTCGATGGATTCCTACCGGCTCTCGTCAGCTTGATTACATCATTTCTAATCGTAGAAATGGCGGTATGCCAGAAGGACGTATTGTAGAAATACAAGGTCCGCCAGGTATCGGTAAATCAACCCTGATGGCTCAAATAGCACGTTCTACCCAAAGAATGGGTGGCATAGTAGTATTCATCGATACAGAGAATGCAACAAATCCAGATACACTTGCTAACATGGGTGTTGATGTGGCAAGACGTTTCGTATTCGTTCAGTCTCCATGCACGGAAGAAATCCTTTCTATCATTGAAAGCACTATCCTTAAAGCTCGTACAATGACAAAAGATGTTCCTGTAACCGTTATATGGGATAGCGTCTCTCAGTCCTCGCCAAAGGCTGAGTTAGAAGGCGACTATGATCAGAACACAATCGGTCTACAAGCCCGTGTTCTTTCTAAAGGTATGAGAAAGATTGCTAACGTTATCGGCGGTCAAAAGGTTCTGTTAGTGCTTGTTTCACAGCAGCGCCAAAAAATAGGAGTAATGTTTGGTGATCCAACTACCACATCTGGTGGCATGGCAATTCCCTATTCATCATCCGTTCGTATTCGTCTTGATGGTGGTTCACCTATCAAAGATAAAGAAGAAAATACAATTGGTATTAATGTCACTGCAAGAACCATTAAGAACAAAGTTGCCAAGCCTTTCCGTAAGGTAGGTTTTCAGATAATGTTTGGCAAGGGAATTTATGAGAATGATGAGATGTTTGATCTTCTTCGTGAATATTGTAAGAATTCAAAGCGGGGTGTAGAAGTGTCTGGTAAAACTGTTTCTATTTCTGGTGATGCAGCTTGGAAAACGTTTACTGTTATGAACAATAAGACCGGCGAAATTGAAACAGAAATTAAATTCTATAAACAAGAGTTTATGCAGAAAGTTGTAAATAAACCTGAATATTCAGATTACGTTAATGCTTTGTTAGATGCGGCACTTATTTTAAATGCAAATGAGAACACAGAAGAACATGCAACTTATGAAGGATTGACAGACGGCGAACTAGCTGCGGAACAAGAAATTAATGCTTGATATGCAAGAGGAACAAATGAGTACACACAATCCAAATGAAGCTATAAGAATTGCCACGGAAGAACCAGTAGCACAAAATACATATAAAACCGTAGATCGTAATTGGTTTGATCCTCAAATACCAAAGGCACCAAGAACTATTAATATTAAATTCAAATTAATGAACAGCAATGCCAAACTTCCTCATGCAGTCCGAGATGGAGACATCGGCTTTGATGTTTATTGTGCGGAGAATATAGCTGTTCCAGCTCACGGTTTAGCTAAAATATCAACCGGTATTCAATTAGCAGATATGCCAATAATGGATAATGATCGTAATCGTATTTTTATGAAGATAGAGGGTCGTAGTGGATTAGCCAGCAAGGGTATATTTCCTGTTGGTGGTATTATAGATCCAAACTATAGGGGTGAGATAGGAGTTACGCTTATTAACCATAGTGCTGCTGATGCGGTATTTAATGTTGGTGATAGAATAGCTCAGTTAGTAGTTTACAAGGTAGCTACTGCTGGTGAAGTAATAATGTTTGAGAGTGATAAGATTACAGATACCAATAGAGGTTCTGCTGGATTTGGTTCATCGGGAAAGTAAAAACCTTTGCAGCCACATACAATCGCTGAAATAGGTTAGATAGAAAAGAGAAACGCCGCTCGGGATTGATTTCCAGGCGGCGTTTTCATTTATCTAAATAAAATCAAAATAAAAATGCCATCCGTTTCCAGATGGCATTCTATCTTTACAGTTTAATAGATATTCAAGAAGGCTGTTCAGGATCTTCATCCGTAGCAAGACGAGCCTGTGCTGCGGCGGCAGCAGCCTGAGCTTCGCTATTGAGCGTTTCGATATGAGCATTGTATGCTTCAACGTACTCGGGGGTAAGGGTTAGATAATGTGGTCGAGCCGTTTCTGTTTCTACAACAACTGCTCTAAGATGATCAATAATGTTGCTATTGGTAAGCAGTGAAAGCTGCAATAGATCTCTGACAAGAGCAATAATATCGTCGCTAAACTTGTAAGTTTTACGTTCGCTATTGGTAGTAGTGGCAGTTGTTTCTTCGCTCATAAAGATTCCTTTAATTTAATTGAATATATTGTATATTACGCACATCGAATTGGATAGATAGTTCTATGTTTTTCTTCGTATATGCGTTCTGGCATAATAATCCAGCATACAAGATCTTTATTAAGAATTTTAAAGAAAGAATAAAATTCTGGGATACGTTGTTTTTCTCCAAGAAACATAAAGATATCATCTTTATTGAGATAAAGTCTTGTGTCTCCTATATTATAGGCTTGTTTATGATAATTAAAAAGTTTTGCTTTTGGCTCTATAGAAAGCTGATGACCAGCATGATCTGCCACTACGTATAACCCACCTTTTATTGGCACCCAATTAATCTTTACAATAGAATCTTTCATTATCAGCAATGATTATACATGGCAATCAATATCATATAAATGATAAGTACGAAACCTATTGGCCACTTCAAATCTTCTTTTGATGATGGTTCCATTATCTATCTATCACTTTTCTAATTACTTCTTCAATAGATAGATTGTATCTCTTGCCCCATTCAAGAACTTTCTGTTGATTTTCTGGAGTTAGATTATAGAAAGCAGTCATTGGATCTCTGTAAAGATCAGAATTACGCAGTCTTTCTTTACGAGGATCATTATTCTTTTGTTTGGTTGGCGTATTAGTGTCATTCTCGCTTAATAGAATATTAGCGAGTGTTTCTGCAACACTTACTCCTACCATAAATTTGGCTGGACCTGTTAGACTGTCCCACAGTTCTTTAAGCATACATATATCCTTGTTTAATTATTGAAAATGGATATTTTCTTCTATTTCAGGATAAAGAAAAAGGAATCAATTCAAGAATTATTATTTTTCATAAAGACATCGATAATTTTGATTTGAGTCTTTTTAGAATTAATAATTTTAAGAATTGCTTCCTTTTTTGAAGAAGCAAGAACACTTTCATGCTGCTTTTTAGAGTCAATGCTATAAATGATTGTCCAAATTTTTTGCTTCATATGTTAAATGATAGCATATGATGCTTAGATGTCAACTTCAATGTTTGAAGTCTATTTTCATTTCAATATTAATGTTAAATGATGGGATACCGGCTTTATTAGCTAGATTATGCTTCAAGCAATCATCGCTATCGAGGAATAGATCTATATTTTTATTCTGATGTAGTAAATCAATGAAATAATGCTCTGGCTTTCCTACGTTACGAGCCATTAGTTTAAACAGGAATGTATTGAGTCTATCTGTTTCTTTGGCGGTAGCTTTAATATCTTCATTCTTTCCGAATGAGAAAGAGGAAACTTCATGTAACATGACGGTAGCACTATGACCAATGAAACGATATCCTTCTGTGCCGCATGAGAATAGCACAGCTCCGCAAGACATTGCTTTGCCTTCAACAATAGTAGCTACTGGTATTGGACAACTTTTAATAATATCTACCATTCCTAGTAGAGCATAAACATCTCCTCCGTAACTATCGATTACAATTGGCAGTACTGTCTGTTTTGATTTCATGGCATGATCTTCTGCTGCCTTGAATTCATCTATAAATTTTCTACAATTTTCCTCGCTGAAATCTCCAGAAAAAGTAAGAGCGACTGGAAATTCCCAATGCTTTTCTGGTTCTGAAATTTTTAAACGAGGATCAATGTTTATGCTGTACTTCATTTTAGCTCCTTCAGTTTGTTTGACATTAATTTAAATAACTCCGTTGTTATCTGAACATCTTTTCGGGCTTCATGCATACCGTCTGTTTGTAGACCATAATGCTCTGCCAAAGTTTTTAGCGAGTATGAATCATATTTCGGCAAAAAGCCAGAGAAACCTAAAAACATAGCTACAGAATGGCAATCCATTTTTCTATATGAGAAATGCTTTTCCCATTCGGCAGAAGACATAAGATAACTCTTAATAAATTTAATATCTAATGAAACATTGTGTCCTATTGGAATAATTTTTTCTTTTGAATTCATTGAGTGTCTGCAAATAAAGTTATTGAACTTTGCAGATGCTTCTGAAGTAGAAATAGAATTTCTATCATGTTCAAGAAGATTGATTCTGTTAATGCTTAATGCATCGGCGCTAACCTTGTATATGCCATCGTCTGGTTTTAGTTTTAGATCTATCTCATCCAAAATATTCAGATCTTCATTTAATATCTGACCATATAACGTTAATAAGGAATATTCTTTCTTTAAGCCGCCAAGTTCGGTATCAAAACAGAAATATTTCATTCTCTTATGATAACTCATCAATCTTTCTAAATAAACGATATGTTTATTTGGAAAACATAATTAAATTGGTATCATATGAGCAAATCTCCAAAATTAAAAGATTTATTAGAAAATATGGGAGATCCTATGGGAGAACCGTCGTTTCGTGGCGGACCATATGGATTTGGCGGAGTTAAACAATTATATGTAATAAATCCAGCTACTCAAGCTATTGCAAATCAAGAAAATGAAGATAGCCCATCGGATATAGCTAGCTTAAGTTGGGTAATGAAAAAATATCGCAGATTACCTCCACTAGAACCTCTAGACCAAAATCCAAGAATTCCAGCTCCCGCAGCAATCAAAGAAGAAGATGAGAACCTAGAAGAAGAACTCTTGCTTGAAAGAGAACCATCTGATGGTTTTTATAGAGATCTTTCAGGATATCCTCCACAGCCAAATGCTCTCGTAATGCAAGTAGATCATGTCCCTGATCCCGATGGTAAAATTAATTTAAATCCATTATCCGGTCAACCTTTAGAATTTCTGGGACCAACTTTAGATTTTGCTCCTATTGACTCTATTGAAACGCAAAACTGGAATGATTTGGATCCAAAAGAAGTAGAGGTAATTATTAAAACTCAAAAAAATATGGGAATAGATAGAGATTTGCAAGAAATGTTAACTCCAGGATCCGGACCAATGGTTCGTGGAGCAAATAATATTCAAGTCAATTCTCTTGCTCGTCCAGCAACATACATCTCACCAGAAGAAAAAGCATATCTAGATGAACCTATTAATCCATTAGGAGGAATGGGTGCTATCGGATGGCCAAGAAAATATGTGCCAGATGACTGGGAGATGCGAATGAAACAGATTGATCAATATAGCATGGCTACCCAAGATATTATGGGGTCCAGACGCTTGCAGTTACATCAAAATCCAACATTGATGCCTGAAGAAAATACTTATAATGAAGAAAACGAAATTCTGGAAGAAGATGATATGGATAAATTAAATGAAACTCCTGTAAAGACAGAATCAGAAAAAGCAGTAACCCGAAAACGCAGAAGAAGAAGTACCACTGCTCTTCGTGAAATGATTGATGCAATTGTATCTGAAATTGTATTGCCATCTCCAGCAGAAACAGGTCTTGGAGGAGCTAAAGCTTTTGAACAAAGCCAAAGAGCAGTTCAAGCAGATTTACATCGTCCTGATCCAAATAATCCAAATATTTTAGCTGATGTTCAAATAGTGCAATTGGATGAAGCTTTGGCAGAAGCTAAATTCTGTATCAATACAAAAGAAGAGAAAAAAGAAAAATTTAAAAAGCACATAAGACCAACAAAGCCAAAAACTTGGGCACGAGCTAAAAAAGCTGCCAAACAAGAGTTCCAATTAAAACAAGATAAGCGAATGATGAATTGGCCAAGTGTCCGAGCTGTTGCTCGTGCAGAAGAAATTTATAGAAGCATGGGTGGTAAATGGAGAAAGCAAAAGAAACGTGATCCATTTGCTAAAGATGCAGCAGGAAATTTAGCTGAATCTGTTTCGCTAAATGAAGTTCTTGCCACTCAAATTTTGTTAGAAAAAAATGTTCCAACTAATAAAGCACTTTGGGCGAGAGCTCAAGCTTGGGCTCGTTCTAAATATGACGTACATCCAAGTGCCTATAGTAATGCCGCAGCAGCTAAATGGTATAAGAAAAAAGGTGGGGGCTGGAGAAAAACCAAGGGTAAGAAAAAATGAATCAAGTAAATTATGATTTATTATATGAAGTTTATGCGGCTTCTGGACTTGGCAAATGGTTCAAAGAACGCTGGGTTGATCTTAGCCGCAAGAAAAAAGGCGGAGGACATCCACCATGTGGAGCATCTGCTGGTAAAGGTGTTCGTAAGAAGAGTAAATCAAAAAAGTATCCTAAATGTGTCCCAGCTTCTCGTGCAGCCGGAATGAGTAAGAAACAAAAAGCAAGTGCTGTAAGAAGAAAGCGTGCAGCGGGAAACAAAGGAAAAAAACCAAATTGGGTTAGTACAAAGCCATTGAAAGAAGTATTTATTGCTACGGAGAATAACATGAAAGTTAATGAGTTATTAAAGTTTTTAAACGAAGAAGCAAAACCATCAAAAAAAATGGTAAAAGAAAA